GAGTTGGCAATCGAGCGTGGATTAAAAGGCGAAATTGCAGAAGACTTTATTTCTGGACTGAAACAGTTGTTTGAAGATCACTATATTGACGTTCCAGACGAAAAATATGACGTTCTGGAAGCTCAATCAGAAAAGATTGCTGAGTTGGAAGAGAAGATCAACGAGGAAATTCAGAAGAATGTTGACATTGCTCAACAAAATTCTGGACTAGTTCGTGAACAAGTTATTGTTCAAGTCTCAGAAGATTTAGCAGACACAGAGATTGAAAAGTTCAAGTCACTAACAGAAGATGTAGATTTTGTAGATGAAGAGTCTTTCAGAGAAAAACTCTCCACTATAAAGGAAAGTTATTTCCCTAAAGTTTCTACTGGCACTGTTAGTACAGGAACTACTTTTGATGATGAAGATGGTGGCACCGCACAGGACGTTGATACGACAGATAGTATGCGTAAGTATATGTCTGCTATCAGTCGTGATCACAAGGCGAGTGCGTAAATTATAAACGGATGTAACAATAAAGGAGAAACAAATGTTTCAGACAGAACATCTACAAGAAAAGTGGCAGCCAGTCCTAGAACACCCCGATCTCGGAAAGATTGAGGATTCTTATAAGCGGGCAGTTACTACTCTCATTCTAGAGAACCAAGAAAAAGCCATGAGAGAAGACGCAAGTTTTCTTTCGGAAGCTGCTCCTACTAACAGCACAGGTGGTCAGATTTCAAATTGGGATCCAATTTTGATCTCACTCGTTCGCCGTGCAATGCCTAACCTCATCGCTTATGATGTATGTGGTGTGCAACCAATGACAGGTCCAACCGGCTTGATCTTTGCAATGCGTGCTAAGTTTGCATCTTCTGACGGCGCCGAGGCTCTGGTTGATGAAGCACCTGGCCATTCTAACGATGACGCCGCTGGTGACTTAACATCTTCAGCCAACACAGGTACTAACCCTAAACTTCTGAACGATAGTCCTGCTGGAACATATCTTGCTCCAACAGGTATGACTACTGCTCAAGGTGAAGCTTTGGGTGATGCAACTGCTAACTCTTTTGCAGAGATGGCATTCAGTATCGAAAAGACAACGGTTACAGCAGTTACACGTGCCCTCAAAGCTGAGTACACAATGGAACTTGCTCAAGACCTTAAAGCCATTCATGGTTTGGATGCAGAAACAGAACTTTCCAACATTCTTTCTACGGAAATTCTTGCAGAAATCAACCGTGAAGTTATTCGTGACTTGTACATTACTGCCGTTCCTGGCGCACAAGTCAACACAACAACTTCTGGTACTTTTGACCTTGATACAGACTCTAACGGACGTTGGAGTGTTGAGAAGTTTAAAGGTTTGATGTTCCAAATCGAGCGTGATGCCAATGCGATTGGTCAACAGACTCGTCGTGGTAAAGGTAACATCATCATCTGCTCCGCTGATGTTGCTTCTGCTCTCCAAATGGCTGGTGTACTTGATTACACACCTGCTCTTAACAATAACCTCAATGTTGACGATACATCCACCACATTCGCTGGTGTGATGAATGGTCGTTATAAGGTATATGTTGATCCTTATTCTGCCAACGTAGCTGCTTCTCAGTACTATGTTGCTGGTTATAAAGGTTCTTCACCTTATGACGCTGGTTTCTTCTACTGCCCATACGTTCCATTGCAAATGGTTCGTGCGGTTGGTGAGAACACCTTCCAACCAAAGATTGGTTTCAAGACACGTTACGGAATGGCCGCAAATCCATTTGCTGCTGCCGGTGCCTCTGCTGATGGTTTCCCTGCTTCTGGTCTTAACTCAGATGCTTCCTTGGATGCCAATACCAACTCTTACTATCGTAGGGTTAAAGTTAACAATCTTATGTAATAATAAGAAGAAACTTGACTACAAACTTAAAGGGGGTTCCTATTTGGAACCCTCTTTTTTTTATAAATATAGGTGAACGGAGAAGATGTTATGATTGCAGAAATTGCACTAGGAATAAAATTAACCAACGATGCTATAACCTTAGGCAAAAGTGCAGTTGATGGTATTAGTAAGGTAATTGGCACTGCTAAAGACCCATCTGAAGTAGCTGGTCATTTAGATCAATTATTTAAAGCACATCATGATCATGCATCTCTACAAAAGAAATACAAGAACAATACAGAGTGGAACAAGCATCTTACACAACAGTTAGACGATGGTGATGAGATACCTGGCGAATCTATCTCTGATGTAACTGCTGAAGTAATACATCAAAAACAAATTGAAGAACAAATTTACAAAGCAAAACTTATGATTAATCGGCGGTTCGGTCGAAATACGTGGAACGAAATTTTAGAGCTACGTGAAAAGCGAATCGAAGAAAATAAAATTAAACGCAAAAAAGCAAAAGAAGCATTTAAGGAACATCAAGAGGCTCAAAGAGAGTTTTGGGGTAAGGTATGGTTGTTCACTTGGCAAAGTTTTGTAGTAGTTGCTGGAATTTTAGTAATGTGGGGGTGGTTAGCTTCAATAAGTAAAGGTCAAATACCATTTTTATGGTAGATATGGAGAAAAATTTATGCACACGTATGAAGTAGGAGTCTACAATAAATTCATAAGACAAAAAGTAAGGGAAGGCGAAATAGTTGGTAAAGAAGAATCCAAGTGGGAAGATGTGCATTATTTTGATATTGAAGCAGAAAACGAAAAAGAAGTTGAAAAAAAGATTAGAATGGAATATTCAAAATTACTAGGTTTTGAAATTGAATGTATCAATAAATATCGTGACTAAATAGTATGACTAAATAGTGTTATGGCTACAGTACAAACACAACCAGATAAATTAGACTATGCAAGTCCAACTCAATTTAGGTTTGGTATTCACCAACTTCCGAAGGTAGAGTTCTTTGCCGTTTCTGCAACAATACCAGCTATTGCTTTGAGTGACGTTTTAATACCTACACCATTTAAATCTATTCCTATGATGGGAGATCAACTTACATTTGATAATCTAAGTGTAAGTTTTATTGTTGATGAGTATCTAGAAAACTTTCTTAGTATTCATGAGTGGTTAACTGCAATAGGATTTCCAAAAAATAGAAAACAATTTAGTGAATTTAAAACAAATATCTCAAATACTCCAATAGGTGCTAGAAGTACAGCAAGTACAAGCACAGATGTTGGAGATGTAAAAGCAGCATCTCCAAACAATGCATTATTCTCTGATGCAACATTAACAATTCTATCTAACAAAAATAATCCTATTGTAAATGTTTTCTTTAGAGATTTATATCCTGTGGCTATGACTGCATTAGATTATAATCAAGGAGCAACAGATGTTGAGTACCTTACAGCGTCAATAGACTTTGCATATCAGATTTATGAAATTGAAGCAATTAGTTAGTATAAATAAAAGTGAGCAGAGATTTGATATACTTTAACACATATCAAATCTTTAGACTTAAATTCTGGTGACAACACGGCAAGCCTCATCAGGGTCAACATAGTAAAAGAGAGTAATCAAACTCTGCTCAATCATTTGAAGAAAGTATATAATGACGTTAGACGAATTGAAACAAGAATCCTACAAAGACCTTCCTGTAAAAAATGTTGAAAACATAGATCAGGAATCCTTTTACAATCAAGAAATAAAAGCCAAGTGGTTAGACTATAAATCAAGGTTTGAACTTTTACTTGCAAGAAGTAAAGGTGACTATCAAGTATTGTATCGTGAGAAGTGGGAATACTATGGTGGTAAGTCAGACGCAAAAATATATGCATCAAAACCTTTTGATCTAAAAGTTTTAAAAACCGATCTACAAATTTATATTTCATCAGATAGTGATGTTATAGAGCTCTCAAATAAAATTGCTTATCTAGAAACAACCATAAAATTTATAGACGGTGTAATTAAGTCTATAGACAATCGTGGTTGGGATATCAAACACGCCATATCATGGAAACAATTTGAAGCAGGAATGACGTAAATGAATGTTCAAGATTATATAAAGGTCTATGAAGATATTGTAGATAATAGTTTATGTAATGATCTTATGAATTTTAAACACGACTTCAAACCATCGTCCTTCTCTAGTCATGAAAAGATTCATGAAGATTCAAAAAATCGTGTTGTAATGGATGACGTTTGGATTAAGAAGGATAGTATATTTTACAACCATTTAAAAGATTGTTTTGCAAAAGCAGTTAGACAATATGAATATGAGTTTCCTCTTTTTATGTGCGAACATACAAGTGATTTTAGAATTAACAAATATGGTGCTGGTGGATTTATGTCAGAACACGTTGACAATATTCATCATAGCCACGGACAAAAGTGGGGATATCCTCATGTATCTGCTTTACTTTATTTGAATGATGATTATAAAGGAGGAGAGTTTGTTGTTGCTAAAAAAGAAATAAAACCAAATAAAGGTTCTGCAATAATATTTCCCTCTAACTTCATGTATCCTCATCAAGCAAAAAAAGTTATTAGTGGAATTAGATGGAGTGTAGTGGCATGGCTGATGTAAAAACTTATAAGTGTTTTCCAACGCTAATTCATGAATTTGTTTTAGATATCTCAACTGATGATAAAACTCTGATGACAAAATATATTGAAACTTTTAAAGGTGTTGATCTTTTAACTCAGACTGAAGATGATTTGCATAAAATGTCATACTTTAGAAATTTAAAAGATAATATTTTAGAATTAAATAAAACTATATTAGATGATCTTGATTATGAATATGAAGATTTAATAATAACTAATATGTGGGCAAATATTATAAGCTCGGGTGGTAATCATCCACCGCATAATCATTCAAACAATTTTCTGTCTGGTGTATTTTATTTGAAGACAGATACAGCATCTGCACCCATACATTTTTTTGACCCTAGACCACAAGCTAGTATTATAGTTCCACGTAGAAAAGAAAATAATTGGGAAAATTCAACTATGATTTCATTTGATCCTACAGAAAATACTGGTCTTATATTTCCATCATGGTTACAACATTGGGTGCAAACAAGTAATGGTGAAAGAATAAGTATCTCTTGGAATATATTAATCAAGGGTCACTACGGCGAACCACGTACTTTACAAAATGCATATATCTAAAAAGAACGAAGTATATATAACACTATCTGAGTTATCATCTTCAGAGAATCAAGAGTTAGCAGATTTCTTTACGTTTGAAGTGCCAGGCGCAAAGTTTATGCCTATGTATCGTAATCGTATGTGGGATGGAAAGATAAGATTATTCTCGCCAGCGAGTGGTGAAATTTATTTGGGATTACTACCATATATTATTGAGTTTTGCAAGAACAATAATGTTAAATATACTATAGAAGAAGGAGTCGAAGATGAGCGGAATATTGTGGGTAAGGTTGTTAGAGGATTTATCAAAAGTCTCAAACCAAAAAGTAAAGGAAAGTCACTCAAAGTACGAGACTATCAAATTGAAGCTGTGCGGTTGGCCATTTCCAGAAATCGTGCTCTTCTTGTTTCTCCTACTGCTAGTGGTAAGTCATTAATAATATATGCATTAGTTCGATATTATCAGATGAGTGGAAATAGAACTTTAATTCTTGTTCCTACTACATCATTGGTCGAACAGATGTATACGGACTTTGAAGACTATGGTTGGTCATCTGGCACACATTGTCAGAAAATATATCAAGGGTATACAACAAAGATAGAAAAGGATGTTGTGATATCTACTTGGCAATCTATCTACAAGATGCCAAGAAAATATTTTGAACAGTTTGGTTGTGTAATAGGTGATGAAGCCCATATGTTTAAGGCAAAGTCTCTTACTGGTATAATGACTAAGTTACACCAATGTAAGTATAGATTCGGTCTTACAGGGACGCTAGACGGGTCACAGACGCACAAACTTGTACTAGAGGGACTATTTGGTACAGTTGAAAAAATTGTAAGCACAAAAGAGCTTATAGATAAAAATACTCTTGCTAAATTGAAAATAAAATGTATTGTATTAAAACATCCGTCTATTAGAGAAAGGATGGATTATGCTGAAGAAATTAATTACATCGTGGCAAAAGAATCTAGAAATAATTTTATTTTAGAGCTCTGCAATAATATTGGGGGCAACACTCTATGCTTGTACCAGTTAGTAGAAAAACACGGTAAGATATTATATGAAGGAATGAAAGGAAGTGAAAATGTTTATTTTGTCCATGGCGGAACTGATACTGAACAAAGGGAAAAGATACGTGGATTGGTTGAAGGACACACTAACTCAACCACAATTGCATCTTATGGTACTTTTAGCACTGGTATTAATATTCGTAATATTCACAACATCGTGCTCTCTAGTCCAAGTAAGTCAAAAATCAGGGTCTTGCAATCAATTGGTAGAGGCTTGCGTACATCATCAACTAAAGATTCCGTTTTAATATTTGATATTGCAGATGATATATCATATAAAGAAAGACGCAATTTTACTTTAAACCACTTTTTTGAACGAATAAATATATATAACGAAGAACAGTTTAACTACGAAATTAGTAAGGTAAAAATAAAATGAATGACGTTTCATATACAGTTTTAAAGTTAGCTAACGGAGAAGATATAATCTGTGAAGTGGATTTTGAAAAATACAATGTAGAGAAAGAATTGACAAAACGTGTTTATGAAATACAAAATCCACTACTGATAACTCATACTAAAGAAGTGGGCCCAGAGGGTATACGTGAAGGTTTAAGTTTATCACGTTGGTTTCAACCATTTACGGAACAAAAATATTTCTCCATTCCTGCTACGACAGTGGTAACTTCTGCAGCTGCATCGCCAGGATTAACAAAGTACTATGAGTATGTTCTTAAAAGAATAGTAACTGAATTCGATGAAGAATATGGTGAATTCGATAGTGATGAAAAAGAATTAGATGATTATACTAATGATGATA